CAAGTTTTTTGTATCACCAAAGTTCCCGAATGCAGCATTAAACGCCTGCTGAAGTTTCTCGATTATTTCCGTGAACGGCGCCTTTTCCCGCAAAACTTCCATATCTTCAAGCCTTAGGTCCTCATTATGTGCTTTTGCATCGCTCAACAAACCGCAGTACATTATCTTCTCTAAATCCTCTAAATCTAAAGTATCCATCTGCAATGCAGCATCTATATCCTTGCCCATCAAAGCCCCCAAAGTTTTCAGCGCCCTGTGTCCAAACCACAATACACGTGGTNTATCAAGGTTTATGATTACAACATCGTTTTTATCTGCCATAGCCTATTCCTCCTTTAATTTGACTTTTAGCTTCCTCCTTGAATTTTGTTATGATGGCATTTGTTAATTCATCAAAGCTACATTCTTCCAACGGTTTTTCTTTAAAAACAAGCACATTATCAGCTTCTATATTTACTTCATCTGGAATTAGCCCCAATACAACAACAGGACAGTCAGGGACAGAAAAATCAAATTTTACCCTTGTTNCGTTTTTGATTTTATTNCCATCGATAAATACTTCACCCTGCGTAGGACCTGAAAGACGTATATCAACCTTCACATTAAGACCTCCTCCGCATTAAAAAAAAGCTAGGGAGAATATCCCTAGCTTATGTTGTGGTTACCGTTAAAGTCGGTTTTCCGGTTACTTTGAGGGTTGCTTCGAAGGATACGTTGTCCTCCAGTTCTGCGCCTGTGCTAAATCCAGTTACTATTGCCTGAAATTCCCATTTTGCTCCCAGAGATGGAGGAAATTCAATGGTATATGGCTCCACGGCTCCACTTTCAAAAGCGGCCAGCAATTCGGCCTGCCCCTGCCCCGTCTCAGGATTAAAATATCCCGAAATCGAGACCTCGCCAGCATCTTTTAAGCCTTGAATAAATGTTCTGTATCCGTCTACTGCATCTAAAGTGGTAGTTTCGATAGTGTCAGCTGATAGTTCTAGCCCTCCAATGCTTGTAAGCTCCGCAATTGGAGTTGTGCCCTTTTTAAGCACGGTGCCCAAAGATTTCTCGGCCATTCATCATACCTCCTTGAAATAAATTCTAAAATTGATAATCTTTCTGTATAATTCAGGTTGTTCTTCATACAATTCTGGCGAATCATTTTCGAAAACCAATTCTTGAATCATCGGCCCATCAACCCCAATGATTCTGCCCTCGAAAGATTTCAGTTTAGCCACAACCTGCCTAGACAAAAGCTTCATGTTCCTATAGGTTTTATGCAAAACATTCAATTCACATGACACTTCTTTCATGTCTAAAAAGCCATTTAAGCATTTATCATATTGCCCTTCACTACTTACATAAATTAAATAAGGTGCTTCTACAGGATTCCCCTCTGCGTCCTGCGCATTCAAAGGAAACACTTTGCCATTAAGCTCTGTTATCGCTTCCAATTCAAGCACAAGTGCTTCTTCAAAAGTCATTTTCAGCACCTCATTTCTTACTTAATTCTTTATCTATTCTTTTACTTAGCTCATCTACAACAGTTTTCTCTATCTGTCCGGCATTTTCGGCTAGCGCATCCCTTAAATAATGAAATCCCGGCACATAGCCGCCATTCCTGGTTATAAACCCGTATTCCTGGCTGGCAGGGTAATAATATCGCTTACCGCTTTTGGATATTTTCACAAAAACATCGTTTTTGGCTCGGTCGAGGGTTACCTGATATACTTTTTTGCCCTTTTTTGTTGTTTTTTCACCCTTCAGGATTATTCCGCTTTCCAGTTCGCCCGTTAAATAAGGAGCTTTTTGCCTGGCAGCCTTGAGTGCTATAGTCGCCCCCTTTTTAGCGGCTGGAGTTACACACTTTTGGGGAAGTGCACCAAGCCTTTTGATGCTACGTTCAAGCTCCTTCATGCCTTCAATTTTGTATTTGGCCACTTACACCACCTCTTTGCACATGAGATGAAGTTCACGCTTACGGCCATCCGGATCAATGACAGATTGTATGTTAAATGTCCTTGTGCCATATACCACCCGCATAGATGGTTTAATGTCATCCATATACCGCATTTTAACACGGTAATCGGTTTGGGCCTGTGTCTGTTGCGCTGCGAAATATTCACGTCCGCTTATACCTTCAACACTGGCCCATACTGTCGCAAGAATGATCCAGCTATCTTCCGCTTCGCCATAACTGTTGCGGATTGGTTGGTTTTTCTGGATTGTGATCCTGTGCCTCAATTCCCCTGCTCTCATACCGGCGCTCCCTCATTTCTCCCAATTTGGGTATTTCATTGGTTGATGGCCTGCATAATTATTTCTCCAGGAGTAATCCAAAACTTTACGCTTCCCACATTTAACACACTCAAGGTATTTATACAGTCTTTGTTCGTAAATTACTTTATATTTATGGAAACATAATTTCATACCGGCACCACCCTATCTGGCCAAAGCAGAGCATGAACAGCAAACTCTATCTCCCTTGGCAGCCTCTCTGCTGTGGCCTCTCGATTTTCGTACCAATGCCCTATAAGCAGCAAAATAGCCTGCTTCACCATCATTGGTACCTTTGTTGCATCACCATAACCTGCTACAAACCTTATTTTCACCCCGCCTATAGGCTTTAATATTACGCTCGGCCAGAATATACCGGGAACTAGAGTTATTCTTCCGGGCTCGGAATCAGTATCAACGATATAATTTGCCGCATCGAACAGGGTTTCAACGCCATTTTGGTCAATGTATTTAATACTACTCACGCTTTGTAATGGTGGTCTTGGCAATTTTAAAGGCATCTGCGGGAATGAATCCAGTGTCATTTCCCATGTTTGCGTGATATATGCCCTGTTCTGGAAAGCTTCGCAGTATTCCCTTGCTGTAGTTATAAGAGATTGTATCAGAACATCGTCATCGGTTCCGTCTACTCGAAGATGATTTTTTGCTTCCTGGAGAGTTATCGGCTCCGTTGTTGGGGGAATTATCAGCTTCAATGCCATTCATATCACCACCTACTGGCTCTGCAAGCCCAACTTTTATCCAGCGCATTGCGATTTTATCGTCAATTTCAGCTTCTTGTCCTGCACTATAGGAAAAGTTCAAGCCTGCAAGACTTTTAAGTATCCTGATTTTCACTTTTATCACCTCTTTATAAAAGAGGGCGGGCATAATACCCGCCCATCATTATACAGCAGCCATTTGTAACACTTTGACAGCTTCAGCAAGAGTCAATTTGCCATCTACACGCTGGTAAGCCCTGAATCCTACCTGTCCGTTTACAGCGTAGAGTTCGTTCAGACGCTGGAATACCCTGCCTTGCCTATCGGCTATCCAGTAGTAACTAAAATCGCCGAAAGCAATAACTTTTGCATTTGCAGCAATGGCCGGAACGTAATCAGATATTGCAACAGGTCTACCAAGCAACATATCCGGCTTGTCTGCAGTTACGGAAGGCTGCCAAATGTACTGGCCATCATCATCCTTCAATTTACGAATTACTTTCGCCGTCGAATCGGACATCAGGAATGTTGCCCTTGCTCTGTATGGTCTCTTGAGAGAATGATAGAGGTCAATCAACTCATCAAAAGTTATCGCATTTGCAGTAGCGGCAGTTACACCAACCTGTGCACTACCAATTACGCCAGTTGGCTTTCCGGTTCCATCTCCCGTTATAAATGCTTCTTCTTCCGCAGCGCCAATTCTACGTGCAAACTCACTGGAAATATAATTCTCTAGATCGAATGCACTATCATTGAGCAGTTCTTCAGACACTTTTATGATAGTACCCACCTTATGAGCTCCCAGAGTAACTCTGCTGAAGGCCTCATCACTTTCCTGGAAGGGACCTTCCTCGGCCAGCCAGGTAGCGGTTCCGTGCGAAGTCACCACGGGAATAAGCCTGTCTCCAGAGCCAGTAGAAATTACCCTGCAAAGCCCACGCATGATGTTCTGGTCCTCAAGAGCTTGTATCAAGGTTCTCTCGAATTCATCAGGCACCAAATAGCCACCTTCGGAATCGGTCCCTACCTGCAGAGCACGCACCTCATCTGCATAAAGTGAGTTTTTAGTGTGCCGCATAGCTTTCCAGAATGCATCTCTGTACTCCTGAGTAGCCCCGGGTTTAATATCTCTCGCATCTCCCGGATTAGGCTTATGTGACCTATCGTCGATCTTTTCCAGTTCCTTTTCTCTGGCCTGCTGTCTTTCCTCGATCTCGATTTCCTTGCCAAGCCTGTCAATCTCNGCATCAATTTTGTTGTACTGTTCTAGTTCCTCAGCGGTTAAGCTCCTGTCCTCCTTTTCTGCTTTGTCCAGAATCGCCCTTGCGTCGGCTATCAATTTAGCCCTCTTTTGTTTTAACTCAACAATGTTTTTCATTTAAACAACCTCCTTAGATTTAAGATTTAATTTTCTTTTTAAAATATCAAGTTTTTGTTTAGATTTTTGTGCCTCAGCTTTGCGTTTT